TTTCCCATCTTCCATATTCGATTGTTACATCTACATAAGGAATTTGAGGGACAGCTATTTTAATATCAAGAAATCTCTCTACATCTAAATAGTTATCAAGATCAAAATAAAGCTCAACTGTAAATAAATCAAGGTATTTTGCAGTTACAAAGCCTTCTGTTATATTTTCAAGAATCTCTCCTGACCATTCATAATGAATTGCTCCAACTCCAATATCCCAAGCTCCAACAGGTTCAAAGTTATAACCTCCATAGAAATTATACTCTGTATCTGCATCATGTGTTAATGAGTTTACATCTCCTGCCCAAACTCCTGCATAACCACCTTTATAGTCATACTGTATTTGAATCTCTCCTATAGGTGAGAATCTATTTTGATCATAGCCTCGCCACATATAATTTGATCTTACTCCACTAAAACCACTAAAACCATCTTCAGCATGTACAACAAAACTTGTTTGTAACAATGCAAACATCACTAAAAGTGTTATAATTATTTTTTTCATCCGATTCTCCTAATCCATTTATTGAAGTTTCCTTCAATTCTTTCTCTTGACATTCCAAGATTATACTTATTATACATAAAGTCAATATATAAATCCTTACGAGTAGGTGAGTATTTAAGTTGAACTGCATAGGCTTCGCACTCTCTATCTAGTCTGTGTTGCTTACTCCAGTTCTGTTTAAATCCTGAAAACAATAAAGTTCTCAGATTTTGTTTTACATGAGTTAATTCATGCTGTATCAGTCCTTCATTGTCTTTGTGTTTTGGTCTAATGAGGACTATACAAATTAATGTACCTCCACCAAACTTCTTTGGTAATAGATCCGTTATTATAATAGGTATAGGTATTATATCCCATATTTTTCGTATTTTTATCATTCTAGTCTCGATATGTTATCTTCTTTGATAACCTCTATCTTCGCAAGTAACGGGTGTGTCCAACCGTGCGATACGATATATGTATTTAAATTTTCTTCAAGTAATATTTCTACTAATTTTTCTCTACCTTGCTCGTCAAGTACCGCTATAACTTCATCAAGAAATAGCGTGTTAATTCTTGAACTAGAAATACTACTCATTAATTTTCTTATTGCAAGCAAAGTAGATGTATTAACTCTAGCTAATTCTCCGCTAGATAAAGCTAAGATATCTACTATCTTACTATTGTCTGTGATTTCCACATTAAGTTTATCATTTGTTACAACAAAGCTCAAGCTGAAACGTCCATCACTTAATTCAGCAAGGTACTCATTGGTAAGTTGTTCTAAATCTTTTACAAGGTTCTCAATCTTGTAAGCTAACAATCCATTAGTACTAAAGGCTTTCTTCAAGATTTCGAGGTATGTTGCCCTTTCTTCAACTTTACCCAAAGCTGCGACAATTTCTTCCAATTCTCCCTCCATATCTGCCGTTTGTTCATTTATTATAGAAATCCGCGTATTGTGGCGTTCTCTCCTTATGTTCTCATTAGATATTCTTTCTATCTCATCAGAAATCCCGGAGAGTTTGGAAGAAAGTTCGTCAATTTGGTAGGATATATACTCTCCGTCCAAAATTGTGGAAGGTAAAGAACCGTCCCATAACCTGACCATTTCTTCAAATTCATTCTGCAGGCGATCTCTTTCTTCAATCTTCGCATTGTTTCTTTTTGCCTGTTCAATCTCCTTAGTGGTAATCTCTATATCATTTAAAGAAGTTCTTTCTATGACATCATAACCTTCTCTAATTGTGTTCATTTTATCTGCATTTATAACTTGTTCACAAGTGGGGCAATGACCATCTAAATCAGAGAGTTTCTCTAAGTGTTCTTGAGCATAGAGAAGATTGGCATTGGAAGTGCCAAGTTTCTCCGATTTGGGGTCAAGAGAAATCTTCTCACCCGCATATAATCTATCAGAATCATCTGTTAACCTCTCAAGGGATTCTTTGTAAAAATTATTATCTATGATTTTTTTGTTTTTCTCAGAGATTTTTTCAAAATCGTTTCGTAAACCCTGTAATTCCTTCTCGTCCTCTGATGAATATCTTGGTAATTTTTTTATAGGAAGTATATCTATACTCTCCAATTTATTTTCATCTAACCATTTTACTATTGTATCAGACTTAGCATTTAAGGTATTCATTTCTAACGCTATACCTCTTGCTGCGTCCTTAAAAATTTCAAAGAACTCTACATATTCATCTAACTTGAGAAGTTCTATAAGGAACTTCTTACGATTCGTATCAGTGGCAGTAAGAAACTGAAGTGAAGTATTCGTGTTTTGATAAACAAGTTGTGTAAAAGTCTTAAAATCTAGTCCAAGTAGATTTTGTACTGTTTTATATGTATTAGTTGCGGTATGAGATGAAATATCCTTACCGTTTTTGAAAAGCTTACACTTAATGCCTGTCTTTCTAATTATATCAATTTTATAGTCATCTTCATCAACTGTAAAAGTGAGGACGATTCTATACCCTTTATTAATAAAGCGGTTTTGAATCTCTTGCTTTTTAATACCTTTAGAGTTTTTATTAAAAAGAACTTCCTCTAGTATAAGAGGTACGCTGGACTTTCCTTGCCCGTTTCCACCGACAAGTTGAGTGAGGGTACAGTCATCTAGGTCAAGGCTATTACCTTTTCCATAGCTGAAACAGTTATCCCATTGTAGCGTTTTTAGAGTAATCATTAAACACTCCCATAATGTTCTTAATTTTATCGTCTGTTAAATTGAGAATAGCACTTAGATATTCTACTAATTCTTCATCTATGGTCATGTCTTTAAGATTTAAAGTAGCTTCTGTACTTCGTTTTACTACTTTCTTATCTAAGAGTTCTGAGTTCTTAATTTTTGCCAAATCTGCTACATCGCCTTCTATCTCATAGATTGTATGATGATAGTCAGTTGGTATCATTTCTTCATCAGAGCTAATAGTTTTTCTTAAAAGTTGTGGAAGATCAAATTCTCTCCATTCCCATGTGCTTTCTCGAATTATTATATATCCTGTGGTAACTTCTTCTCGGTGAAAAGTAGTAGTCATAGGGCTACCCGGATAGATTATATTTCTTTGCGTATTGGAATGACTATGTAAGTCTCCAGCAAATACTTTAGGAAATTTTTTAAATCTATCCAGGTCAACCTCAGGTGTTACATGAGGTTGTATTTCACCCCGTACATGAGTAAAAAGAGGCTTTTTGGGGTTACATTTTTCTATTGATCCTTTCTTATGTAATTCACAATAGGGTAAAATTGTTCCCCATTCGAACTCTGTGATTTCGTCTACTATTGTAACGAGATCATTTACGTCCTGTGTAGCTCTTTTTAAGTTTGAGAAGAATGTTTTATTCTTTCTAGTTGCTTCATGGTTTCCATCATATATGTATGTTGGTCTCCTTATATCTTTAATAAAATCAAAGTATAAAGTAAGTTCGTCCATTGAAGGAACTCTGTCAAATAAGTCACCACCGATAATATGTATATCAGCAGATAGTTCTAATGTTTGTATTTGTTCAAAAAATAATTCAAATCTTGAACAAGCCCACGGCAAGGGTACATTCTTCTGCCCTAGCTTGAGATGCCAGTCTGCCGTAAATAAGATCATGAAATACTAAATTCTTTACTTATTTCTTCTGGTGCTCCGTGATCTTCGACACCACTAGGTTGAGTTATCCTTTGCAGTAACTCTAATTGAGCATCAGGGGTAGGTCGTGGTAAAACATCGTCCATTGAACGAAGTCCTTCGACTGCTGCTTGTTGCTTCTCTGTTAACGGTGTTGACTTGCTTTTTAATGCTTGAAGTCTGTATTCAACATTAAAAGCCATTGGTCCAGTTTTAACTCTTTGAAAATAAACGTCCCAACCATTTTCTGGGTCAGTAGGATCACCTAGATCTTCTGCCGCTATCATGATTTGTTCCATTAATTTTTTCTTAAGATTTAATACTTTAACTTTACCATCGCTTGGATCTATGCATTGAATTGCATACGCCCAACCACATTTTATTTGAGGAAAGAAATCACGTACGTAATCTTTTTCCATGTTGTTAAATGTTTCGGAATCTCTGTCGAAAGATAAACACTCCATAGGAATGTTTTTGTTGTTTTCACCTTTTACCCAATATACATATCTAGGTAGTATATCACCTACCATGCGGAGAACATTATCTCCATTTTTATACACATACTGATCTATTTTGGATTTTATTGCACTTCCTTGTGCTTCATTAAATTTTAATGCCATTGTTTTTCTCTGTTTTAGCGTCTTCTTCAAATTTGAAAGGGAATATCTCCGCCTCAAAATGAAGTAGTCTGTTGTTGTTAATAGTTTCTTCCATTAAGGAAGGTTTATAAGATGTAAAATTATATCTTTTACATTTTATACTATATTATACCAAAATTTTATACTCTTGTCAAGTAATATTTTTTGGAGGTTATTATAGGGTTGATACTTTATAGCCCTGCTTGATGTAGTAGCCAAGTCGTGCGTTAGCCTGTCGTCTTGCAGTATTCCCTAATAAATGTATATCCACTACTGTTGGTTGCTTTTTTCCTTCATAATTACGAATAATTCTTCCTATAAGCTGTGTAAGTAATGGTTCGTTGTTTACTGGCGTACCAAGAATTAAGCAACTAAGAACATCTAAAGATATGCCTTCTGAGAAAATACTTTGTGTCC